AGTTAAGATTCTTAAGAAGCTAAAGCCTACGTTAGTTGGTGCGAACAACGCAACAGTATTTATGAAGTGGGCGTATGACTTTAAGGGTACTTACTCAACAGCAGAGTTTACAGTAGGAGACCAGGTCACTGGTTTCTTCGGTGAGAGTGAGTACACAACTGTGGAGTTCACAGGTGGCGCTTTGACCAACCAAAGAAGTTTAAACGCAACAGGCTACGGAACTAGTATTGTTGTAGGTTTAGAAGCAGAGATTGACGGTTCACAGCTGTCACTACAGGAGATCAACGTAATGGCTTTAATGGGTAAATTACTATGATAGATTTGAATCAATTATTGGGTTTAGGTGCCATAGGTGCTGGTGGTTTACTTACAGGTAAAGCTTATCAACGTCTTGGTGAAATAGGTGAACAAGCAAGAAGGGAAGCAGGCGATATTGCTACTACTGGTGTAGAGCAAACACGTTTCCAACCTTTCACAGTAACGACAGGAACAGGAGGAGCATTAACTACTACTCCTGAAGGTGGTCTTACTGTAGGCATGTCTCCAGAAGAGCAGGCGTTCCAACAGCAGATGTTCGGAGGTGCAGGTCAGTTTTATCAACAGGCTATGCAACCTACGCAGGCACGTGAGCAGGCTGTCTTTGAGCGAATAAGGGAAGCACAGCGTCCTGAAGAGCAACGTCAGCGTCTTGCTACTGAAGAGCGTCTAGCGGCACAAGGACGCTTAGGTTTGCGTACAGCACAGTTTGGAGGCGCACCTGAGCAGTTTGCTTTGGCTAAGGCTCAGGAAGAAGCACGTAACCAAGCGATGCTAAGTGCAATGCAACAGGCGCAAGCTGAGCAGATGCAACAGGCGCAGCTAGGTGGTCAGTTCATGGGCGCTAGTTACACACCTCAAGCGCAAGCATTGAACGTCCTACAAGCAGGTATGCCAGCTGCACAAATGGCGCAACGTGGTCAGCTACAAGGTGCTGGTTTATTTGGTGAAGCACAAATGGGTGGACTTGAGGCACTGCTTGGTTCAGGTCTTGGACAAGCTAACCTCTATGGTCAACTAGGTACTGGTCTCCTGTCAGGACTGTTGACACCACAGCAAGTCGGTATGGGTGACGGTATCACTAAAATTGTTAACCCACTGTTTGATCTACTAGGCATAGGAGGCTAAGATGGCTAGGTTTTCACAAGGACTACTACAGGGTCTTATGCAGCCTGCATTTGGTCAGAACCTGTATCAAGTAGGTAGAGCAGCAGCAGCTGGTCCTTCTATGACTAGGGCGTCACAGCGGATGCAAGAAGAGCGTGAGCAAACTCAACGTGGCGTTACTGGCGGCTTGTTTGGTTTAGAACAGGCAGTAGCAGAAGGTCGTGACTATCAAGACGCTATTGGTTCTCTTGTTGGCTTAGGTGCTACACCTGAGCAAATAACGGCTGCACAAGAGCGTGGTAGAGCTACTAAGGCACGAACAACTCCAGTAACTAGAGCGTCTTATTTTGCTCAGAATCCTCAAGAAGAAGCTGACCTTTACAAAAATTTTAAAGCCGCTTCTATTGAGAACTATATAAATGGAACGGGCGTTTTAGACCCTATAGATACACAAGACAAGCCTAAAGTTTCCGAACACGCTCTTAGACTACGAGAACAAGGTTATCTTCCTGATTCTCCTGAGTTTAAACAAGCGATGAAGAATTATAACGACTCTATAGTAAGTGGTCGTGCTAAAGGGATGTCTTACAAAGGACCTTTAGAGCAGACTTCTTTTTTAAATGACGAACTTAGAAAACATCCTCTTTATGAATCTACAGTTAACATAACAGAAAAAGTTAATAAAGCAGAGAGTTTAAAGCAAGGGGTTAGAGAAGGAGACTCAGAGGCAATACGTTTAATGGAACGTACTGTGTCAGAATTATATAACTCTGATTCAAGAGCAGCTTCTGAAATTGACAGACTGCTTGAAGGAAGAGACATAAAAGAACGTTTTTCTAACTGGGTTTTAACTCTTGCTGGTGGTGACGTATCTAAAAACACAAAAGATACTTTATTTGCTATTGTAGATACATCTAACAGACTAGCCCGTCGCCAACAAGCTATGGCTGTTAAGTCCGTTTCTGATTCTTTTGCAGATTACGTTGATTCAAAAGTGGCTAGTAACTGGTCTGAAAGAAATAAAGATGCGCCTGTTATTGAAGCAATGACTGAAGAAGCCGCTATACAGATGTACCTTAATCAATAAGGAATAGTAGCATGACAACTACTTTGAAATACGGTTATGAAGAAGCAGTAACTGCAATGACCAATGCACACAACGCTGGTGATTATGATTCTGCTAAGAAAATAGCCGGTTATATAAAACAAAATAACCTGCAACCAGTAGAGGCTGAAAGCCAGCCTACTCCAGAAGCCGTCGAAAGTTCGTCTAATTACTATATTGACAAGGCAAAGTCAGGAGCAGCTGATCTTGTTTTTTCTGCTGTACCAGAACAAGTGCTAGACAATCTTATAGGAGTAGATCAGTTTAGTTCTGAATATTGGCTAGAAGACGGCGGTTTTGATAGAAAGCGTTTTGACAGAGACAGACAAGTTGCTATAGAAAATGCAAAGGAAGAGTTCTTTGGTTACAAAGGAATTAAACCTGACTCCGAATTAGAAAGGTACTTAGGAACAGGCGTTGAAAGCGTAGCCGCTGAAGGACCTTTAGCTTTCTTAGGAGCTAAAAAAGCATCAGGAGCTATTACTGAAGTTTTACATTCCTATGCAGCAAATGTTTTAGGTCAGTTTGGTGCTGAAACTGCCGCTACTGTAACTGCGGAATTGGGTGGAGGAGAGCTTGCACAACAACTAGCAGCAGGTGCTGGTGGATTAGCTTTAGGAGGGGCGACAATACCAGGCAGAATAATAGGTGCGTCTGTAATTGAAACAGGTAAGAAAGCTATTTCTGAACGCAAGCGAGTAAACCAAAGTATTAATACCGCTACTGAATACGCAGCGTCTTCTGAAGTTAAACAGTTAATAGATAATGCAACTAAGATTCAGCCTGATCTTGATGATGTTTTAAAGGCAACTGTTGATCTTCAAGGTGAAGTTCCTAATCTAATCGTACCTCCGGTTGCTGCTTTAGCAGATAACCCTATTTACAGAAAAAACACAGAGTACTTGCTACGTACTAGTCCTGAGTTTTATGCTAAAGCTAAAGAGTCATTAGCTAGTGCTAAGACAGCGATTGACGCCAGAAAAGAAGCTTTGTTTGGAACAGCTGGTCCACAAGCAGACGCTAAGTTAAAAGCTGCTTTGCCTACAAACTATGATACGGATATACGTGTAGCTAAGAAAAGAATAAATGCTATAGACACCCAACTAGAAAAAGTTACTAACTCTGTTAGAACTTCTGTTGACTACATAGATGTAGGTAAGCGAACAGACAACTTAATGAAGGCCAAAGAAGCTGGTGTCCGTGCTAAGTTAGGACCTAAGTACGATAAAGTTCTTAAGGACGCAGACACGGCTGGTGTTGTATTTCCTGCTTCTTCCGTAGCTAAAGTACACCAAATGTACAAAGGGCTACGTTCTGAAGACCTTTTTGCATCTTTCCCTAATCTTGCAGGAAAACTTAATAAGCAATGGTCTCCAAAGAAAGTAGAACCAAGCCCTATAATTATTCCTGGTGTTACACCACCCAAGATGAAGAAAGAATATAAGAGTGTTCCGCTTGCTGAAATGGACTCTTTAAAAAGAGAACTTAATAAAGCAATAAGAAAAGTAAAGGACTCTACTCAAAAAAGAGTACTGAATAATTTAAAAGTTAGTTTGAACGGTGAAATAGCCAAACTTCCTGAAGAGTTTTCAGAAGCGTATAAAGGAATAGACTTAGAGTTTTATAGAGAATTAGGCATACCTAAAAATAAGGCTGAGATAGATCAGTTAGATTCTGCTAAATTTATGAGTCAAACAGGTACCTATCTTTCTAAACCTGAACAGGCTCAAGAATTTTTAAGTTTTGTTGGAGACGCTGGAATTCCTGTTGTTAAGGACGCTATATTAATAAAAATGCAAGGTGCTGGTTTAGTAGGCGGTGGTGTGTACACCAATAATTTACTAGATCCTAGAAAGCTTGCTGGTTTTGTTAATCAAAATAGAACTTTAATAAACACTATTCCTGGTTTACAGGATGAACTTCTAGACACTAGAAAACTTGTTGATAATTTAACCTCTGTTAAAGGCAGGTTAGAAAGTGAGTACAACGCTAAAGCCAAAGAATTAGGTGAGGGTTTTTATGAGGCTTTCCACAAAAAAGGCATTAGTACAGTTACTTCAGAAATATTAGGGTCTGCTGCAGATAGTCAAAAATATCTTAAAGACATTAAGAATTTCGAGCCTGAAACAGCAAAAATGGCTAAACAAGCTGTTAGGGCAGGTCTTATAGAAAAAGCTATGGGTTCAGGCGTATCAACTATTGATTTTATTAAAAAAAATCAAAGAGCCTATGCTGAATGGTTTGGACCGACGTACGCAAAAGACGTAGACTCCATAGCTCAAGCTTCTGATTTAATCAGTAAAATTGATATTGATACAATGAAATTTGCTCTTGACTATAAAAATCAAGACATGCTTCTTGAAAAGGCAGGTATAAGCGGTCCTCAGTTACAGTCTGTTTTAAGAGACCGTATCAGTAATGGACTAACGAAGCTTGCTATTATTGGTTCTAAGATTAGCACGTCTTCAGTGTCAGCAAAGCGGGACTCAAAGGTAATGGAATTGTTGTTAAATCCAGAGTCTTTAAAAACTATTAGAGAGTCTGTACAACAAGAAAAGATAAAAGTACTAGATCCAAAAACTGTTGCGAAGATAGGACAAGCAGTAAACAACTCAGTTTACCGTGGCTTGTACTTCGGAGGAGTTGCTGCAGGTCCAGCATTAGAGGAAGTTCAGACAGAAGAACAATAAAAAAGGGGGCCTAAGCCCCCATAAGTTACAACTCACAGTTATTACCAGTGCAGGCTAACTGTTGAGACCCTTCCGTCATGTCTGAGTTTTCTGAGATTGCCCAATCAATGGTCTCAGGAAACTCTTTCTTCAGCTTCTCATAGGTCTCTAAGTCTATGGGTTCATAAGGCGCTTGTTGATACGTATGTTCGGAATAAGGGAGGAAACTAACTCCGCTTATCTTATCGAACTTATTGTACAACCATTGACCCACTTCCAAGAACTCTTCGTCACGGTAGTAACAGGTCATAGACGGCTTATGTTCACACCAGAAGTCCTGGTAAATTTCCCATAGCTCAAGTTGCTCCATTGCTCCCATCTCAGAGGCCACCACAGCGCCTTCAGGAGACTTTATCGGGAAGGAGAATACCTTAGTACTAGGAGACATTACGTCGTCCTCTACAGGCACTCCTGCCGATTCTAAGACTTGACAGAGTGGGTCTCTTGCGTCCGCTCTAACTCGTCTAATGTATTGATCTGAGTATCTAGGATGGATGCCAGATGCAGAATCAACCAACTGACTAACAGTACCGGAAGGTTTAACAGCAGTAATGGCAGTGCTGATATTAATACCAAGCTTAGTAGCCCATTCCTTATTAGTGTTAATCGCTTCTTCTTTGAGTTCAGTAAGCCAAGTCTTGAGAACACCTTTGTCCCTCCTTCCTGATAGCGTTGGGTGATCCATGATGCCTGTTAAGCTAACACCAAGTAATGCTTCCTCTTCTGTATTCTTTTGCCACGCTTTACGTAGGTAACGAAAGTCAGTTAACGTAGCCTGTAAAGTTCCAAGGATAGCCGCAGTACGAACTTTTCGTTTAAGGTCTGACAACGTATCGGTTGACCTGACAACAACTTCCGATAGATTGCAGAACTGGTTTGGTCGTAGGATGATCTCTGAACATGGATTAGTTCCAAAATCATAGGTAGCATCTCGTCGCTCGTTCTTTGCAGCTTGCTTTTGACTTGCGACTCTAGAGAACATTCCTCGTTCTCCTGATCGTGACTCATACAAACTACTCCACTCGTTTAGGAATGCCTCAAAGTCCGGCTTCTCTGTATAACATGCGCTGTTGTTCGCTAGTCCTCGTTGTGGATTGTCTTGCCACCACTGTCCTGACTTACACCGTCGTAGTCTATCGTCAGTGAGGTTACTAAGACTGATAAGAGCACTTCTCCTAACCCCTCCGACGACAACGATTTGTGCAATCTTACAGCAGATATCGTGACACTCGATAGAGGAAAGCTTACGTCCAGCAGCCTCCCTAAAGATTTCGGTGGTAAATTTAAAGAGGTCAACAAGAGGATCCGCACCAGACGCTCTACCTCCGAAGGTTTTAAGGGCTGACCCTGCAGGTCGTACTCCAGATACGTCCCACTTTGGAAGCTGACCCGAATAGAGCAAGCTAATAAGTTCTCTGTAGGCTTTAGCCCATCCAATTTTGCTGTCAGCGACGTGTATAACGGTATCTGTGTCATGAAATTCCTCTGCTACTTCTGGTAGTTTAGATACGTACTGGCGTTCAACACTAAAGCCTACACCTGTGCCGCACATAAGTACGTACATCATTTCATCAAAAGCTTTAGGATGGTCGATAGGTAAGTAAGAGCAGTTAAAACCAGCTACATTGTCACGGTCTAGTGCTTCTCCAGCAGTCATGAGTGCTCGCATGGAAGGCATAACGCCCATGTCATGGATGTCTGCAAAGATACCGTTAGCTTCTTCAAGAGTAAGCTTACCTTTCTCTATCCAAAAGTTGAGGTAACGGTCGATAGTTTCTTCCCAGGTTTCACGTCGTTGCTCTTCAGGCAAGTACCTTGCGTACCTGCTTTTGTGTATGTACTGTTGGTATGCGTCCATTAATTTAGTTCCTTTATTAGTCGTTCAATATACCACTTACACTTACGTAAGTCTTCGATGGGTTTGCCTTTGTAGTCGTAGCGCCAGAGGTACTTCAGTGCGTTACCCTTAAGATAACCGTTGAACTCGTGTTCAGGCATGGACGCTTTAATTGCTTCTATCGCTTCGATTGATCCTTTGTTGTAATGATCCGGTTGTTCTACAGGGTCTACCTTTGGCTTCTTCAGTATAGAAATACCGTCCCAATCTGCAGGAGTTGCATCGTCAATACTCATAAGTCTCTTCCTCTTTTAATTCCTCTTCAAAAACGTCAAACCTGTTGATTAGTTTATCTTCAAACCTATCAAGCAACTGTTCAGAAGTAATCTCTAACGCTTCCAGTAAATCGTCAGGATCATACAGCTTCAGTAGCTTTTCCTTCATTTCCCCCAAAGTTAGTGACATGGTCAATTAACTCCTGCAGCGTATCTAAAGTGTACCATAGTATTCCCTCTTTGTCGCACCACTGTGACATAGTCATCTTAGCGCCTTTTCTTATTTTTTTATTGGGTTGCATTAGTACAAAGACTAGTTTTTGTCCTTTGGGGAGACTGTCTCTGATACTGGTGTACTTCTTCGTGTCTCCGTCCCGAAAATATCCTTTGCATTCAACAAGAGTATTGGAAGCACTATGTACGAAATCAGGACGATAAGACCGACTAATAATGTAAGGGACCGTGAATGGTTCATAATCAAAATCCTTCAATATCTTGCTGACATCGTCTTCAAACGTGCTTCTAAATTTCGATTTCTTGGACCTTCGGTTCATTGAACACCTCTGTTAAATAGCGTGGACCTGAAGAGTAGGCAAAGGCTCTTAAGCCAGGCCAACAGTTTTTCTTATAGGCGCAGTAGGAGCAACCAGTGTCCAGCTTCATGTTGCCGCTCTTGCCGTCTTCCTTCGGCTTATAGCAGTGCTTTGGTGGCTCTGGTTGTTCTACCATTGTTTTAATGTGGTCTATGCGGTCACCAATGTCATAACCGATAACTTCATGGACAGGTGCTTGAGTGTCCTCGTCGTCATACATGAGGTACGACAAGTGACCGTTCTGCTTGTCCATTGCTAACCATCCGTACTGAGTTTGGCCTTCTGCTTTTGCATATCCTTTAATTTGAGAAATGTAGCCAAACGGGTCATCAAAAGC